ATTTTCATTTTCCATATGATTATCATATGATGAAGATATGATTAACATATCTTTTTTATCTAAATGATTGACTTCTAATTTGTTAAGTCCTTTTTTTCTATTTTCAGACCTAGATTTGCTAAAATTAGCACGTTTTTCATGTTCAAATTTCATTCTTTCATTATAATAATTATCACCATCTTTTTTAAACTTGTTAAATATATCTTCGTCATATGTTAAACATATGTTTAACATATCTTTTTCGGTAAGAAAATTTTTTTGATGTTGTAAACATAATAAAGTGATATATTTTCCTTTTTGTTCATATGTCATAGTTAATGTTCCAGTTAAAAAATCAGATGTATAAAATAATACTGCAGGGTCTTTAGCCATTATTTGCCTCACTTTCTTTTATAGCATCAATTAAATTTAATTGTGATTCATTTTGATAATATTTTTCGTCTAAATTTAATTGTTCATTATAAATATGTAAATTGCTACAAAAATGAAAATAATTTCCAATTTTTATATTTAATTCTTTTGCAACATAATCTTGCAATTTACTAAAACAATACTGATCGTTACAAAAACCATAATATAAATCATTAGAACGCATTATAACGCTCATATTTAATCTACCATATAATATATTAAAAGAAATATTTAATGTACAAGGAGTGTCAAAAGTGTAGTCTACATGTTCTTTTGCATCATATATGGTTAAAACAGCTCTTCTTGATGAATCTTTTCTTTTAAGTTCGTTAATAACGTAATTTAACTGGTTATTTCTAGACCATTGAAATCCGTAATTAGAATTAACTATATTATCTCCATTATGCATTTTATCCCAAATCTTAGCTTTTTCTTTTATTTTTTCAACAGATTTGTCTTTAGATAAATACCATTCCCATTCGTATTCAGCATAATCTTTTTTCCATTTTCTCCATTTTGTATTTATTTCATTATCTAAAGGGTTTTGTATGTAAAATCCAATATTAAATAAAGCTAAAGTGTTATCATAATTTACTCCTTTTTCGGATATAAATTTGTAGTAATATTCAAAAGCTTCTTGTGCGTTGTTAAAATTTTTCATTATTTATAAATTTTATTAATTGTTCTTTATTTAAAGTTTTTATTATTTCTCCATTTACATTTAAAAGATTAGCAGTTTCATAAGGATAATTACCTTTAACAATTAAAATTTGAATAATATAATCTTTAATTTTTTTAGGTATTAAATGTCTTATTTTTTTTAATAAAAGACCTTGTCCAACTTTTATGTTTTCGTTATCATGTTTACTTTCAATTATTGTTATAATTTTATTTTTGTAATCATGAATTATTAAATCAATATTATTAACTACAAGGTCTTTTCTACAGTTTTCATTTATAAATAAATTTAAAGGAGAACCAAAGTATTTTGTATTATAATCCATCTTTTACAAATGTTCCATTTTGCATTTTACCAGTTCTATTTTTTATAACTTGATATGCAGAATTAATACAATCTTCTAAAGAAATATCCATACTTTCAGTCATTAGCATTCTACTTCCACCATCTCCAGCTACATCTTCATAATATTCATTTATAAATATGTCATTATTAGCTAATTCAGTTAGATTTGTTAAAACAACCACTATATCGCCTATAGCGTCTTTAGTTTCATTAATATCATTTTTTAAAATAGCTTTTCCTAATTCTCCTACTTCTTCTATTAATTTTAAAAATTGCGTTTTAGTATCACCTTTGTCATAAATACCTTTTTCGCTTGCCCATTCTCTTATTGAGTTAAATTCGTTGCTTAGATTCATGTTGATAAATTTTTAGTTGTTTATTTTTATTTTTTATTTATTATTTGTTTTAATTCAATAGGATAATTTGTATCTATATCTCTAAATACATAAAATGTATTATTTCCATAAGAAGTAATTGTTTTAATATATTTTCCTAATATAGTACTTCCTGCAAATCTAAAATAATATTCTTCTCCAATTATTAGTTCCATTTTTTTATTTATAATTATTAATAATTTTATTTAATTTACAATCAAAATCTTCTTTACTCCACATGTATGATAATATTTTAGAAGATTGTTCATTTGCATATTCTTTTAAGTAAAAATCAGATAATTCTTCTACTTTATAATTTGGTAAATTTAATGCTTTTAAATCATTTTTAGAAGTAACTATAATTGATTTATGTATAGCTGCGTAAATATATCTAATTCTAAACCAACCACTTCCTGAATGTGGATACTCTGGACATAATATTCCCCAATATTCTCCACATTTTTCAAATACTTCAGTTTCACTTTCTAACATTTTACAATTATCAATACTTTTAGTTCCAAAATAATTAACTTCCCATTTTAATTTATTTTTTTTAACCCACGGTCTATGGTCTACTAAAGATGCAAGCATATGTTTTTTTGCTTTTTCTTTTTGTTCTACTATTGTAGGAATATTCCAATCTTCTAAAACATAAGGCGTTAAATCTAAATTATAAATAGTTTTTGATTTTATAATATCTCTTACAATTTGTTTATTTCCCCAATCAAAAGCTGGAATTAATGAGTCATATTTTCCATCAACTATATTTTTAATAACTTCTAATGCTATATCTTTATTAAAACATTCATTTTCAATACCACCATAAAAATTTTCTCCATTAGACCATTTTTTATTTATTGTTTTATTAAAATCATCATTCTCTAACATTTTTTGAAAAGATCCATAAGTAGAATTAATTTTCCAATCTTCATAAAAAATTATTACATTTTTAACTTTATTAATAGCATGTAAAGCGTTTAAAATTTCGCCACTATAATTATTAGAACCAAATGCTCCTAATCCAACAATAGTTAAATCATATTCACTTAAATCTTCACTCCATTTTACTTTTTTTCTATCAACAATATGACCTTGTTTTCTTAATGAATTGCAAATAATAGAACTATCATCAATTCTTTTAACTCTTGCTCTTAAATAAGCTGAATCATCTGTTTGTTTTGCTGTGCAACCTGTAAATAATATTTTCATTTTTTTTATTTTTTAGCTTTAATTATTGTTGTCCAATTTTTGTTTAAATCACTTCTATATTCTACATTAGTAAAATTATTTTTTAATAATTCAATAAGTTCATAATATTTTTCTTTTTTATCAATATCTTTTAAAATTAAAAAATGATATTCTAATACTATTTCTTTAACGTTAGTGAAATCCATTGCTTTTAATAATTTATACTCTGAACCTTCAACGTCCATTTTTATTTTATTAATTTTATATTTACTAATTACATCTAATATATTTTCACAATTAACAGTTATTTTTTCTCTTCCTCTTTTAACTAATAAACTATGCATTCCTTTATTTTTTTTGTTATTTAAGAAAAAATCCCTTTTTAAATCATTATTTTCAACTAAACAAGAATTAATTGCTATACAATTTTCAACATTATTTAATTTTAAATTCTCAACAAGTATATCAAAATTTGTAGAATCAGGCTCGTATGATATTATTTGCTTAACTTTATTATGAAATTTACAAGGAAATACACCAATATTTCCACCTGCATCTAACCAAATATCATCTTTTTCAAAATTACAATTAGAATAATCATTTTCTTTTACTACGAACTCATCTAAAGTTCCTTCTCTACAAATCATTTTCAATCCTTTTATTTCTTTCATTGTTTTATTTTTTATTGTTAATATAATTATTTAATGAACCTAAATAAGCTACAGCGTCAAGTAAATTGTCTTCTTTATGATTGTAGGACTCTCTAGATAACTTTAGCGCTATTAGTGCTTTATACATAAACTCAGCATCTAAAATTAATCCAGTCATTCCAGATAAAATCTTAGCGGCTCTTTCCATCCCATCTTCAAATGGACCATATTGTCTTTCTTTTTCTTCTTTACGAAGATTAACTATTTCATTTGCTTTTTCTAAAATGTTCATTTGTTAAGTTTTAAATATTCGACATTAGTAAATTGATAACTCTCACTACTTCTAACAATGTTACAAGCATGATAAATTGTTTCTGCGAATACTGTAAATATTCTTTTTGATGGTGATTTAATTTTATATTCTTTCATATTAAATAAAAAACCCTCAATATTCTTAGCCCTACCACAGGCATTAGAATAAAGAGGGTATATTTTAAATATTTTCATTGGTGGTAGTATTTAATGTTTACAAATATATTAATTATTTTTAAATTTGTACTATTTCAAACGAAATAAATTCATTATTTTTCTTAACTATTTGTTTTTCAATATGTAAGATTTCAATATATTTATCATTTATATTATATTTTTTTTGTAAAATATCTAAAAATGGTTTTAATATATTATCTAAATCACTTGCTTTATTACTAAATCCTACTATAATATTTAATCTATATGGAGGTTCTATAATTATTAATTTAGGTAATAATAATAGCATATTATTTTCGTAATTTTTATATTTATTAGTTTTAAATCTACGTCCTTGCCAAGCTTCATTTACTGATAAAGTTTTTATATTTATTTTAATCATAATACAAATATAAT